CAATCCCTTTCACGAAAACGACCCTGAGCTGAGGAAAGGAAATATCCTATTCGAATACACCGAATGGGAATTGGAAGAAATTAAAAAATGCGCGGAGGATGTTGTTTATTTTGCTGACAATTACTGTCACGTAATGACTGATGAAGGAATTAGGCAAATAAAACTTAGGGACTATCAGATACAGATTCTCAATCAGTACCAACACCACAGAAAAAATGTTTTTGTGTCCCCTAGACAATCTGGCAAAACTATTACATCATCAATATTTCTTTTGTGGTACCTGCTCTTTAATTTTGAAAAAAATGCCATGATTATGGCAAACATTGGCGACACTGCTGCGGAATTAATGGACAAGATCAAGGTTATCATGAAGGGTTTACCATTCTTTTTAAAACCAGGATTGGTTGTTTATAATGTAATGACAATGAAGTATGATAACGGGTGTAGAATAATGGCCAAGACGACGACTAAAACATCCTCTATCGGTTATACTATTCACATGTTATACATGGATGAGTTTGCTCACATTAACCCAAACTTCATCAACCAGTTCTTTAAATCTGTTTATCCCACTATCTCTTCGTCACAGATAGCTAGAGTTATTATTACATCTACTCCTAACGGAATGAATAAATTCTGGGAAATTTACAAAGGAGCTATAGAAGGAGAAAACGAATTCAATCCAATTAGGGTTGAATGGTGGCAAGTACCAGGAAGGGACGAAGAATGGAAGAGAAAAGAAATAGCAGCTCTAGGATCAGAAGAGGATTTTAACCAAGAATATGGGTGTCAGTTCTTATCATCATCTAGACTTCTTTTAGATTCTAACACATTAAAAAGATTAAAAAATACTGAAGAGCAATTTATCTTCCACGAATTATGGCCTTTTGAAAAAAGTCCGATCGATTACTCAGGTCTTCTGTGGCACCCTAAATTTGATCCAGCATCGGTATTTGAAAAAGATGGACAAAAATTTTATATCTCTATAGACACTGCCAGCGGAGGCGGGGGAGATTATTCGGTAGCCAATATATTTAAGGTTGCTCCAATGCCCAGCAACGTTATAAAAAATAAAAGATTTTTTGAAGACGAAAGCGATTTCTTTTGTCTTTTACAGGTGGGAATATTTAGATCTAACAACATTGAAATAGATGAGTTTAAGGCTTTTCTTGAAATCCTAATAACAGGTGTTCTTGGAGTCGATAATGCGAGAATAGTTCTTGAATTAGATCACAAAGGTGAAATGCTAATGGACAAACTAATGGATTGTGAAGACTTCTTTGATGAGATGTTTGTTTATACTAAACACTCAGAAGCAAGTACTAAATTAAAACCAGGGGTTAAGCTAACTGTTAAAAACAAGGAAAAATTTTGCTACGACTTAAAAATAAATGCTAGAGGATTTAAAATTATTCCATCAAACAAGAACGGAATACACGAACTAGCTAACTTTGGTATAAATCCAAATGGGAGTTTTTCGAGCCAAATAGGGAAAGATGATGAAGCCATGACCCTAGTTAATTTAAACTGTGTTTTTGATAATGGAGATTTCCAAGAGACTGTCATGGATCTGTATGATATAATACCTGAAAAGTTTAGAAAACTCATAGAAGAAAGACTTTCTGAAAACAACGAAGCAGCACAAAACAAAACTAGTGATCTATCAAACTATACTTTCTTAAACGGACTCCTTGATTCTTGAGAGAAGAATGATATATACATAGAAAAAGAAGTAAGAGGCTATCTTCTTAAAATATAAATAAAAACTAAAAATGGCAAAACAAGTCAAACTTGATTTATCCCAATTTAAAGCATCTGGTGTTTATACTCTGGAATTTGATGCTAGTGAGAATATTATTATAAACCCATCTACGATTAGATTGGTAGTGGGATATTCCACAATCGGTCCTTTTAATACACCAGTTTATTGTCCGGATATAACAACATTCCAGTCTGTATTTGGAGATATAGACAAGGCTATGGAAAAGAAAGGATCTTTCTTCCACAGATCTTCACTAGTGTGTTTACAAAGTGGACCTATCTTTGCTCTTAATTTAAGATTATTAAATAATTCAGTAGACGTGAATGGTGATCCTGACTATGCGGCAGGAGCAGATGTTGCTAGATATAGAGCATTCTCTATGGATACTGAGGAACAAAATGGTTCAAATGCTACTGGTGGATATTCAGACCCTCTTACTAAACAAGATAAATTATTATCTTCGTACTATAACAAAGAGAAATTCTGGTTCCCAGATACTACATATTTGTTAGCTACAGAGGACACATCAGGAGCTCAACCAGATTCAAGAAAGTTATTTAGTATAGTTAATCTTGGACAAAATCCAGTTAGTATTATAGTTAGAAAATCTCTTGACTCTAGATTTCCTTTAAAAGGATTTGATATTACAGCAAGAGAATACTTTGGTGCTGATAATGTTCCGTCTTATATGAATCAATACGATTATCTTTCAGATTGGTTTATCGATGTTATTGCAGTAAGTGGAAATTGGACAGACTATCAAGCTTTAGCTAATGACCCTGTTTACAGCGCATATTTTACATCTAAAGGATTTATTAAGTCTCAGATAGACAATTTCTTATCTTTGGATGGAGTTAATATCGTACTAACAACAACAGGTACAATTATTCCTAACTTCACCGACCAAAATGGTACTTTAAGATACATTCAAACACTTATTAACAATCAGACAGCTACTACAGGTATCTTCTGTGCAGTTAATGAAGAGGCTTTGGATGATCTAGTAGATAACTCTTCAGTATTTGACTTAGTTGGTCACCACTTAGTTGATGAGATAGGTAATGATTCAGATATAACTGCTGTACCAAAAAATCTTAACTTCTTATCATATAGCCAAAATTTATTTGCAGACTACACTTACTATAAAAATATAGACGGTGCAACAGGTGGTACTGAGCTAGAAGACAACGTTTCTCCCTCTAACCCAGGTATGGACATATTACCAGAAACAGGAACTTTACTTCTAGATACACTATACAATGCAACAGGTGATGCTGGTATACCAACCTCACTTTGGGATACTTATAGTCCTTCTGCAAGAGATGGTGGTGCTATTTACATAGACACAAAGTTCATATCTCCTACGTTACATGATGATCAGGTAACAGCTTTAGATGATTTCGTATCTGTTTCAACTACTGCTCCAGCAGATAGATGGGTATTAGGTAAAGTAACTTCTAACCTTCCTACACCAGGATATCTTGGATTTTATGAGGGAGATCTAGTTAAACTAAGAATAGTAGAAGCTAAAAATATTACAAATTCAACTCTTCCTGTTGGGCTTAGAGCACAGCTTAGACTAAGATTAAAACATCCTTTAGTTGGATCTACTGCTGCTACAACTTATGTTGAACCTTATGATATTACAAATAAAAGTACTGCGGCTGCTTATCAAATAGGCAATCCAGACTATTTTGATAATGATGATGTTTACTTCTCTCCCGATATTCCGGTAGGAACTGATTCTTACTTAGCTTATGAAAACTCTGAAATGTACAGAGACTGGGTTAAAGGAAACATCGGAGATGGTGACGTTGATTGGAAAGACGATTCTGGTTCATTACTACAGTATTTGAAATTTGAAGTTAATGTCGACAGAGATGGATACAACATCCTAGTTTGTAGAGCGTATGGCGACGACACATTTACAACACCTGAAGTTATCTCTACTTGGGACACAACTTACATAAGTTCTCTTCCTGTAGGTACTAACCTAACTTCAGGCGAAAGCTTTAATATCGTATCTACTGCAGGTAATGTAAGCGACTATGTAGATATTATAACTCAATTACAGCCTAATGTTATCGAGCTATCTACTGCAGTTGCCAACTCATCAGCAATAAAAGTTGGAGATCTACTTGTATCTACCGATGTTCAGATCTATGATAACCCATTAACTGAAAATCTTCAGTCAAGATTAACGAGAGTTTTAGAAGTTAAAACAGTAGCTTCTGCAACATCTCCTGGGGTTTACACAGTACAGGTTAAAACAGAAAGACCTATTCAACTTTACCCTGGTGTAACAACAAGAGTTTGGAAATTTAAAAACATCCAAGAGTTTGTTAAGACATTTAATTTCACATATCTTCCTGGAGCAGATATCAAGGCAGCTTCTATGCCTAATGGTACTGATACAAGGATGAACGATATATTAGACGTTCTTACCGACACTAATCTTGCTAGAACATTAGCTGATACTGACGTAATTACTTTCAGATACATCATTGACACATTTGATGGAGGTATACAGCCAAACTGTAAATATCAACTTACTAGACTTGCTAAGAACAGACAAAAATGTTTAGCAATCTGTAACCTTCCTTCAATGAAGAAATTTGCTGATTCTACAGATCCTAGATTTACTTCTGCTCCTACTGCAACTGATCCTGCTCCACTTTTACAAGCTAGATACATTGCAGACGGAGGTAACTTAAGTTTAAATCCTTCATTTACATTCTCTTTACCTGATGAAGATCTTGGAGCTAAATTCTCTGGATTCTTTGCTCCTTTCTTAACCATTAGAGAGAACAATAAGAACTTGAATGTTCCACCAGCAGCTTACGTTTCAAATAACTTTATTCGTAAGTTTATCACAGGTGAACCTTATTCAATAGTAGCAGGACTTAAGAGAGGTATTATCTCAGCTAGTAACTTAGTAGGATTAGAATATGACTTTGATATTCAAGACAGAGAATACTTAGAGCCATTTGGAATTAACCCTATTATTAGAAAAAGAGGTGTTGGTATTGTTATCTACGGTAACCAAACAAGCTACCAAAGAACAAACTCTGCGTTTAACAACCTACACGTTAGAGACCTTCTAATTACTGTTGAAAGCGCAATTGAGGATATTCTTTCTAACTATGTGTTTGATTTCAACGAAGATAACGTTAGACTTGAAATTAAAACATTAGTAGATAATTACTTATCTGGAGTAAGATCTGTTGGAGGCGTTTACAACTACTTAACTATCATGGACTCTTCTAATAATACCCCTGCAATCATCGATCAAAATATCGGTATAATTGATGTTATCATCGAACCTGCAAGAGGTATTCACAAGTTCATTAATAGAATGACAGTTACTAGAACAGGAGGTATATCTTCCGGAGGATTTATACAATTCAGCTAATGAATTTGAGTACAATTCTCTAAGGTAAATATATAAAATAAAAACATGGCGGGATTACCACATTATACGAGTTCTAAGGCTTCGGTTAATAAGTACGAACCTATTTTCCTCAACCAGTTTGAGGTTACTATTACTCCACCTACTGCTATCCCTGTGCAAGCAGGGAACCCAGGTGCTGCTAATATATTATTGGAACAAGTAACTAGAGTATCTGGTCTACAAGTTGATCAAAATGCTGGGGAGATTACTCAACAGTATAAGTTCGCTAAAAGATACTACTCTGGTGCTGCTCCACAAAGAACAGGTTTAGATGTTGACATAGAATTTGAAATAAACCTTAACGAGAACAATTCGATGTATGTTTTTAAAACATTACGTCAGTGGTCAGATTTAATTTACAATCCTCTTACTGGAGCGATGGGGCTTAAAAAAGATTACACAGGAAACATTCTTATTAACGTTTTCAATAAGCAGGGCGATATTTTTAGAAAGATAAATCTAAGAGATTGCTTTCCTATGACACCAATCCCAGAAATGGCATTAAATTATACCCAGACTTCAATATACAAATTGAACCTAACTTGGGCAGTTGATTATTTCGACGACATATTTATATAAAAAATAGAAAATGGCAGGATTACCACATTTTACAGCATCAAAGGCAGCAGTACAATTATACGAACCGGTATATCTTAACCAGTTTGAAGTTATTATACAGCCACCAGCTGGGGTTGCTTTAGAGCAAGGTAACGGAGGAAGAACGCTCTTAGTAGAGAACGTGCTTTCCGTTTCAGGTTTATCAGTAGATAAAAACCCAGGTATAGCGGAGCAAAGATATAAATTTGCTAGAAGAAGATATGCTGCTGGTGCAGTTGATGACACTGGTATTAAGGTAAGAATTGAATTTGAAACAAACCTTAATGATAACAACAGTAACTACGTATTTAAAGCATTAAGACAATGGTCAGATTTAATTTACAATCCATTAACTGGTGCCACTGGTATTAAATCAACTTATGCAGGAGGAACATACATACTTGTCTCTATCTTTAATAAGCAGGGAGACGTATTTAGAAGAATTAAGTTAGTAAATTGTTTCCCAGTGGATCAGATCAAGGCATTAGACCTTGATTATACCAACGGTACTACTCCTTATAAAATACCTTTATCTTTTAGAGCGGACTACTTCGAAGACGTTTTTAACTAATTTTATTTTTGTCAATATATAAATGGAGGCTCAACAAAGTCTCCATTTTTTGTTTTTGGTTAAAACTAAAAATGTTAAATTAAAATAATATGGACGACGATTGTGAATCAGAAAAACAGAACAAGAACGGCTTCAGTATGTTTAGTTTTAGCAACTTTCTTCAATCCCTTCGGATTCGATATCCTTTTTGCAACAATAATGAAATGGACAAATTCCTATTGGCATACAGTAGCAATTTTTTACTTCCTTTCGGGTGTTTTCTTTGGGCTTTATTTCTTTTTGTCATTAAATAAGAAACTAAAATCGAAAGATCAGTAAAATGAGATATAAGAAAAGATTATGGCAGAAAATCCAGATGATGAACTATTAAGACAGCTACAACAAAGAGAGTCAGCTTCTAAATTTGAGTATGATAATGATCCAGATGTTAATAATTATCAAATACCATCATGGATCGCTAACGAAGCAAATCAACCCAATCCTACACAGGGTGCTGGAGCTCCTCAGCAATCCAATAATTTAGGAAAGGTTAACGTTTCTAGAACACCACTAGGAATGGAAAACGAATGGAAAAATATACCGGTTGAGAATTTACCTTCTAAAGGATTTGGATATCCCCCAGGATTTGAAATTGCTATAAAAGCAGCAGAAGTTAGAGAAATAAGACAGTTTTCAACAGTTGATGAGAATGATAGGATAGATCTTGACGACAAACTAAATTCT